TAATGTGGACATCTCTTCTCACACCTTTTGTTTGCTCGTCCTAGTACAACTAGGGCGGGCATTCATTATCTTCTTCCCTGACCTCTATATTCTTTTCTATCGTTACGTTTATTAGGACTTTTAGAATGACGTCCTGGACGTTTCTTATTTGATTGTTTAATGAATAGGCCATTGCCTACATTTACTTTTCTAGCCATTATTCTTTAATTTCTCTAATTCTTTTAACGCCATGTTTATCAACTTCTACAACAGCTTTTACTTCTTTACATTGCCATTGAGTTGAATTTGGATTTCCGTCTCTTTCAACTTTTCTCTTTTGTTCCAAACATTCAGCAACTGTAGTTTTTGGTGAATAGTTTTCTAACTTACCATTTAAGAACATTAATAATGCAAATACTGTTTCAATCATTACTTACCTCTGACTGAATCTAATTCTTTTTCTAATTTATCTACTTTCTTTTCTAATTGAGATATTAATACTTTTGTATGAACGTTTTCTTCTAATTGTTTTGTATGTTTTTCTATTGTTTTAGCTTGATATTCAATCAACATAAACAATTCTTGGTTTTTTGGAGTTTGATCTGCTTTTTTTAATAGATCTTGCGCCATTAACTTTTCATTAGTTTCAAGTCTATTTAATCTTTCAACTATTCCAAAATATGTCCATACCGCTACAACAATAGCAGATATAATAGCTACTATATTTTTAACAGGTAATGCTACACTTGTTTGGTCACTTAATTTAAATTCGCTACTCATTTTTCAACTGTTTCTGTCATTAAACCTATTCTTTTACTACTTGTAATTGGAATATATTTAATAACTCCGTTAATATATTGTTCCACTTCTTCACCGCACAGAGAACATCTGTAGAAATCTTTATATAAGAATAACAAAGGTGATAGTAAATTGCAATAGGGACATACACCATGCTCTATTCTAGCATCTAATTGTAGTGGTTTTTTAAATCTTTTTGTTTTCTTTGGCATCTATTTGATAGAACATATCATCAGAATCATCTGTCTTCCAATCTTTATTTTCTACGTTCCACTCTGTAGTTTGGACCTTATAGTCCGGCCAATGTGTTGAAGTTGTAAAGCTAGGAATACTCCACAAAATACGATTATTAGGTTGAGCTGCATAATTACCGTTATCAAGAGCCAAAATGTGAGCACACTTGTGCTGATCAGAAATTTCGGAATGTTCAGTATCAATGATATTAGGTTCCGGATGTGCCCAATCCACAGTGAATAAATATTGTCCATGAATAAACTTTTTGTCTTTACCTAAATACTTACAGCGTTGACCAACTAAAAAATCAAAACAAGTAACACTAGGATAATAACTAAATGAATTCCATAGCTGAAGATCTTCGAGATCTTGATGTTCCATTTCTCGTTGATGCACAGCACTGCTGATTCCTCTTTGAAGAAAAGCAGAGATAGGAAGTCGCCAATAGATTGCACCGTTCGTAAGTAAGCAATGAAACAAGAGTGCACGGCCGCTAATACTCCCCAAACCAAATACCACACAGTCTTCAGTTTCGCCTTGATGTTTTCGTAAGTCATATAAATATTCTCTCCTTATTTTACAGTATATAGGTGGTATATTAGCATTTAAATAGGACATTGTATATTATTTAATATCGCCCCAATTATCCCCTGATTCATAATCTACTTTATTTGGTATTTCTAATTTAATAGCATCTTCCATTATCTTAACTATTTGTTCTGCATGTTCTGGTGATTCTACTGATATATCTACTTCATCATGTATTTGTATGTGAGGTATAATTCTATTTTCATATAATCTTATTAAAGATTGTTTAGTCATATCAGCTGCAGATCCTTGTATTAATCTGTTTAATGCTTTGTATGTGAAAGCTCTTTTAATTCCAGGACCATATTCTTTTATGGCATCAGCATGTTTTTTTGGTGTGCCTGCCCCAAATGTAGTTGGTTCCCAAAGATCAAAGTGACAAAGTCTTCCACCTAAAGTTCTTATCTTTCCAGATTCATCTGCTCTTCTTGATACTGCTTGCATTAACTGTTTAATAAATGGTGCTTTAGCATGATACTGTGCAATCAATTTTTCTGCTGCTTCTTTCATTAAACCTAATTCAGCCATTAATTTATTTTTACCCATACCATACATTAATCCAAGATTAATTGTTTTAGCTTGAGATCTTTCAATACCAGCCATCTTTGCAACAGCACTATGGAAATCTGCTTCACCTGATTTATATGCATTAGCAATTTCATCTATACCATCTAAATTTTGTAGTTTAGCATAATGAACTAATATTCTTGGTTCTTGCTGTGAGTAATCAAATACTCCCCACTTATGATTTTCTTCTGGAATAAATATAGATCTAATCATTGGACCTAATTCTTTATGTCTAGCAGGTATCTGTTGTAGATTTGGATTAGACATTGAAAATCTTCCTGTAACTGTTCCACCATCATCAGATCTAATTTGATTTATATCTGCATGTATTCTTCCTTTAACTGAATGTTTAGTTATTGTATCAATAAAAGTTGTATGTGATTTATTAATCTCTCTTGCATTTGCAATATCTTGTGCAATTTCATGAGGATGATTTGATAAAAAGTTTTTAGTAAAACTAGGAGCTCCTGTTTTTTCTGTTCTATCATAAGGTAATCTTAAAGCATCAAACACTTTTGCAATAGAAGCTGCTGCCCATAATTCTACAGAAACACCAGTTAAACCTTTGATTTTATTTACTATTTTATTTTCCTCATTAATTAAATATTTCTTAATTTTCTCTGCTTTTTCAACATCAACTCTTACTCCTTTAAATCTCATATCAACAAGACAAGGGAATAATTTTGTTTCCATATTAAATACAGTCCAAAGATCTTGATCATCTAATTCAACTTTCATTCTGTGCCAAAGTTTTAAAGTAGATTCTGCATCTCTTTCTGCATACTGACCAACAAACATAGATGGAAGTTTCCACATATCTTTTTTAGGATCTATTCCATATTCTTTTGCTGCCGCTTGTAATACTGCTTCGTCTTTACCTATCCCTGCATATTCTTTTGCAAGTGTATCTAATCTATAACTTAATCTATTTTCATTAACTAAAGATGCTGCAATCATAGTATCTACAATTTTAGCTGGCATTTTTAATCCTGCTGATCTTAACCAACAAACGTCATACATTGCATTATGAAATACAAATCTAGCTTCTTGTTTAAATAAATCTTGTAACCAATTTAAAACTAATTTCTTATCCATGTTACCACCACCTTGATGATCTATTGGATAATAACCAGACCAACCCTCTACCGCTACTGCTATACCAACAATCTTTCCACGATTAGTTACGTTCCCCGATCCTAGTTCAAGTAGTTCAGGATCACATGTTTCTAAATCTATTGCTATTTCTTTATGACCACGTAGATCTTTTAGTTCTTCTGGAACCACCCATTCTGTTTGTGGTGTAAATAATATCTGTTGAAATGTTCTTGTCATTTTACTATCGCTGAAATGTATAAGGCAAGTGATATGCCATATAATATTAATGCTATTTCCATCTTCTCTCCTTTAGTTATTTATCTTTATAATCTCTCTCTAATATCATTTCTAAATAATGAATTGCTTTTAATATATCTTCTTTCTTACCTTTTAATTTATGTCTACAAATATATTTAATTGCATTGCCTTCAGCAAAAGGTAATTGATTTTCGTTTATAAATATAGATGGCTGTATCTTCATAGTCTTATAATGTTTGCCACCTACTTGTTTAAAGAATGCTTTATTTGTCATAATTTTATTGTGGTAGTTGTTGGTTTAACAGGTATACGAAAAGTTTGGAGTGGAGAAACCCGAACCAACTACGCTCTTGCAAGAAGCTACCACCCTCCTTTATAAGTAACTTTCTCACCCCATTCTGTAACATCATATCAAATATGCCTTGTTGAAATCTCTTGGTTCTATTATGTGAAGTTCTTTTTTAGCTCTTGTGCAAGCAGTATAATATAACCTATGTAATTCATCTGGTTCATATTCATTTTGTCTTATAGCTGCTGCTGTTAAATCTGTTAGGATGCAAATATTATCTCTTTCACCACCTTTGAATGAGTGAATAGTAGACATAATAATTCTAGGAGTTTTATTTATCTTCTCACCATTTGCTCTCATATTACGAATATAATTTTCTGTAATTGTATCAACACCTTCAAATGACTTATACCATACTTCGTTTGTAAGTAAACCATGTTTTTGCATACAATCATTTATTAAATAACTTTCTTCTGTCTTTAATGTTTTACCATCTCTATATTGTGGCGCTACATAAGCTCCAAGATATTTATATATATTTTTTATTTGTAAATAATTTAAAGGTATACCATTCCTAAAATCTTCCCAATTACTTAATGCTACTAATAATTCTAGTTTAATAGAGTTAAATCCTTTGTATTGATAATACCAACCCTGTAATTCACATAATTCTTTTACACCATCTAAAAAATAATTAGCTGATGCAAGAACTGTCCATTCTCCTTTAGACATATCTAACTGGGTAATATCTGTGTGATATCTTAAAATACCTGTTTCTTCACGTGGTTTATAGTCTTTTTCATACCTATTCTTGATTCTTGATATAATTCTTTGTGATAATTCATGTATAGGACCACCAGGAATACGATAAGATTGATTAAGTACCTTAATCTCATCTACCTCATCTTTTAGTGCTATAAAGTGATCTACGTCAGCTCCAGCCCATTTAAATATGGCCTGATCATCATCTCCTGCAATATATGTTTTCTCTGCTTTTTTCCATATAGTTTTAACCATTTCCCATTGTAAATGTGATAAATCTTGTGCTTCATCTATAAATAATACTTTAAACTGTGGTGATAAATCTCTTTCAACAAATTCTTCTAATAAATCTGTAAAATCTTTTAATCCCTTTTCCTTCTTGTATCTCTTTAATTCTTGATCTAACAAAAACAAAGTATCTCTTTCTATATCTAATAGATTCTTTCTTGAATCGTAACAATCCATTAAATCTATCTTTTTAATTCTAGCTGTATTTATAATAGTTAAGTATTCATTATCTGAATTAAAGATACCATTCTCATCAGAATAAGATGCAGTCTTTATTGGTATATTACATTTATTTCCAAACTCTTTGTAATCTTCTGCACTCATCATTCTATCTTTAGTTATACTTAACATCTTAAAAGCTAAAGAATGAAGTGTTTTAAAATATATTAAATCATTTTCTATACTTAATCCAAATTTTTCAGAAGCTCTTGTTGCCGCTTCTCTTGCTGCCTTTTTAGTAAAAGAAAAATAACCTATCTCATGTGGTCGTGTTCCACTCTTTATAAATTCATCAACCAAATTTAATAATGTTGTAGTCTTTCCTGTTCCTGGTGGTCCTAATATTATTGTTTTCATTAGAAATGTTCCTCATGATATTTAACTTGTGATATTGTAGGATCTATCTTCTTCATTGTTTTAATCTTAACTAATCTAGGTTCTTGACCTTTAATCTTCATTCTAACTTCTTCTATAAATATAGTTTTCAATTGTTTTAATAAGTTACCTGTCTTTGCTTTATCCATTTCCCAATGATTCTTCTTACAGAAATTAAAGAAGTCTTCCATTCTAAAATAAGTATATTCTCTTCTATCATCTGTGTATGGAAGTTTATTAAATATATCATCCATCGTTCTTGCATTCTGTCTATTCGTAGTCCAATCTTGTAACAAAGATGTTATTTGATTTATTGGATCTAGTGATTCTAAAGGTTCTACTGTTTGCATTTTATCTATTAACGGTTTTAAATAAAATTCTCTCCAGTCTTTATCTTTAAGTTTAGGTATAACAAGATCTGCTTTTTCAAGTATTGCAATGGAGAACATAACTGGATTTGCTAAATGTTCTGTTTTTAATTCTATTCTTTTTTCTTCTTCTCCCTCTCCTACATTTAAAAAATACTGTGGTGGATTAGAGTTATATTTTATTAAGTTATTTAAAGAAGGCATACTCTCTTCATCTAAACCTACACCAAACTTTTTAGTTCTACATAAAGATGGATTACAAACATCTACAATAGGTGGAAGTTTACATCTGTATTTATCGTAACTTTTTTTACCAATTGATTTTAATAATTGTTGTACTTCACTATTACCTAATGGTGGATTCATGTAATTTAAGTTAGCTGCAACGACTTTATCTTGCCAAAAATCTGGATCAGATTGTTTAAAATATATGGCGATATTAAACAATGCATTATTTCTAGATCCTTCGCCAAAGCCGTCGCGAGCTAATCTATTTAAACATGGAGGCCCATCTTTAAATGCTTCTTCTATCTTCTCTTCTTTGATTTGAATTTTCTCAACTTCTTCCCTGCTGCACGCGTAAATATCATAGAGCTTAAAAAATTCCTCAAGTGACAAAGCGGTGCCATTATCGTCGAACGCATATCGTAATCCTTTGGTTTGGTTATGGTAGGGTAAATTTAAAAAATTACCTGTGTCCCCACGTTCCACAAGTATTTCAGTTTGTTTAGGGAATATCTCAACTCCTTGATATCCTAAAGCATCCGAAATCTTTTTAAGTGTAGACTGCATCAACGATGCAGATATAAATTCTTTAGTAAATAAAAATATATGTGCTCCACCAGACTTTGATCTAAAGACTATTAGTGGAAGTTTTAAACCTCTTATCTTTTTTATTAATTCAGTATGATTAAGATTATACTGATCAACATCAATACAACCCCACTTACAGTTGTTATCTTCATTAATAGGAATAATACCAAGAGCAGGATCAACACCATTAAGATGATCTTCCCATAGCTTATCAACAACTTCTTTTCTAACAATGAATGCTTTTCCTTTTTGTTTTCCGTTTTCTCCACGCTCACCTCTTTGATACTGACCATAAGCTGTTTTAAAGCCAGTAAATATTTCTTTAAATTTTTCTTTCATAAACTGCCATATTTGTTGGGGCCCGTATTACCGAGCCCCGTTTCTTAATTAACCTAGAACGGTACGTTCTCTGTTATCTTCTCTTCTACATCAGCTCTTGTTTGCACCGATCCTCTTTTTACATCACTAGAGAAACCCTTTGCACTTAAGTACAAAGATTTATCTTTAGTTTCTAGAATTCGGTCTTGTGTTACTACCCAACCATACCAACTACCTTTATCATTTTTTTGTAAGTTAGATGATAAGTTGTATACAACACCATGCATTGGAGGAACTGCAAATCCGCCTTTACCGTCAGAGATCTGAACAGTTTTCATCATTGCGTTCCACTTCTTGCTCACATTGAGTTGAGTTGACTTCATGGTAATTAAAGCTGGAGTATAACCACCTGCTTTAGTTTCTACCATTACATAGTAAGATGCAGTCTCTTCTAAATAGTTACCGTTAGGTAATCTAATTTTAGATCCTTCTCTCTTACCTGTAGCTATCACTGGACTGTTGGGAGCATGTAATGCAACCGGAGCTGCAGATCCTTCTCCTCTATCAGACCATTCTGGATAGTCTTTCTTATAGTAACAAGGAATAACTTTAA